TACAGACTGAATGTCTCCTCTTTTGGCTCCCCATTGGCGATGAACAGCCAGGTATCACCTGTTGTGGTGTCAGCCATACTATGAACCAACACTGGCTTGGACCTGTCAAAGTCACTTGCAAGCATACCGACAAACTCACCATTCTGGTCACAAGCATAGAGGTTTCCTGCCTTGCTGGTGTATACGCTGAGCTTTGTGATGCTCTTAGAAGCTTTGAATTGCTCAAGGGTCACAGTCTTAGTGGTCTTGATGGTAGTAGCTGTAGTTTCCATATTAGTAGAATTTAATTAGTAAATAACTGCTCGCAACACTCTTCGTACATTTGTACTGGGGGTGTTCCCCCAAACTTAGTTAGAGTGGGGCGAAGCGTTTAATAGGCACCGGCTTTTATACTCTATAGAAATATATAAGTACCGACTTTTATACTTTATAAGAATATAGTATAGGGGGGTATGTTTTACAGCATAGGATTTAGGGGGGGTGTTTTATATAGGTATGGGATAGGGGAGGGGGTATTTTTGAGGAGAAGTATATAATAAAAGTAGTTTTTTCAAAAATTATTTGGTAGTGTCGGGATGATTATTTATATTTGCATAGAGTTTTACTCAGACTTCTATGTCCTTTCAGGGTAATAATCCCTGATGAATTAAGTAGTGGCACATAGTTGGAACAGGCAAAGTCTAAATTAAAAAGTAAACATCACTGGGTGGCAAGTTTCTTCTGCGAAAGCAAGTTTTAGCAGTTTCTTTAGGGTGACGAAATTTTCCAAGGGAGGAGGATTTGGAAGTCTCAAGTAGCTGGTTTAATAAATCAGCTACTTTTTTTTATCATTTTCAAGAATATTTATATTTTAATATTGTTGGTAGCTATGTCTTTTTGGGAGATAGTAAAAAAAATAATAAAAAAAAGTATGATTTTTATTGTTTATAGGAGATAAAGTGTATATCTTTGTAGTGAACAATTTAAATTATATGGTATGGAAAGAGTTAAAGATTTATCGAAGGTTATTTTGAGGGGGGATTATTTGCTTGCGGAGGTTGTAGAGGATACGACTGATTCGGGGATTATAATTCCTGACACTGTAAAGAATGGGTTTGATTATTTAAGGGTATTGGCGGTAGGTCGTACTATAAATGATATAGAGCCTGGGTTTATATTGCTGGATGTAGCTGGCAATGTGGATGTATATCCTGTGAATGGTATGAAGGTAGCGATGATGCCTCGTCATAATGTATTGATTTCAGTTATACCTGAAAATTTTGATCCTTCTATGAAGAAGAAAAGGATTCCCACGCCTGTTGCGTCTAAACTTCATTTACCTAACTGATGGAAGAGGAGTTAGATATGAATAATCCTCTGGTAGCACAGATGCTAAGGGGGGAAAGACCTGAAGGGATGTCTTATGATGAGTTTAAAATTAAGCGTAAGGCAGTTGAAAAGTATCTTAGGAAGAGAGCTAAAGGTAAGTTTGTATATGTCTCTAAGGAAAGAGATTACATAGTTGATGAAGAGGGTAATAAAAAGGAGGTAATAAAGAGTTATGGACCATATAGAAGAGTTAAAAAAGCAACTGAATCAACACCAGCTCATACTGTTGCACATGGGGGAACAGGTGGAAAAGTTGGCAAGGGAGGTTCTTGATCTTAAATTAAGGCAAGAAAAGTTAAATGAGATATTAAATAAGAAACAAATACTGGATAAATATTGGTATCATGAGTGAGAATAAAGAGATTATGGGGAATGGAAATGATCTTCAGTGGTTTTATGATATGCTAGAGGAGAAAAGCAAGAATTTAGCTAAGAAAATTATGAATGAAGAAAAGCTTGCAACGGAAGTTATTGAAGAAGACAACTGTACTACATTAAAGGTGTCTGTTCCGGGAGTTAAGAGTGAAGCTATTGAATTAACAGTAGTATCGGGGTTAATGAATACCTATGATGTGAAGTTGAAGATTTTTTCAAATTATGATGAGAAGTTATTTTTCATTTCTCCCGGGGATTATGAGATGAGTGTCATAGGTATTTTTGATGAGGAGAATATCACTGCCAGTCTTGAGAAGGGTGTGTTGACAGTTGTATTTCCTAATAAGAACAGAGAGATTCCTATTAATATTGAGTCGAAATGAGTATTAATTTAAGTTGTTTCTATGCTGATAATAAAGTTCCACTCGAAAGGGTGGAACTTGAAGATTTAAATTCTGAATGTACTTATATTACTCTTGATGGATCAAGGATAAAGGTGACTTCAGAGAGGGATATATTGTTGATAAGGGCAAGTCCTTTGATGGAAGGTGAGAAGGTTAATTCTTTAAGTTCCAAAGGGCTTGAGTTATTTTTTAAGATAATAAATAAAAACGAATGATGTTATGGGGTTACAAGTAGGATACGATCACAGGATTACTTTGGAATTCAGTAATACTACAAACTCAAAAGATTTGAATAATTTTGCCGATGTAATGCGTAAATGCTATAAGGAAGCTAAGAAGTCAGGTTTTCGCAATATGTTTACCAAAGATGAGAGGGATTTTATAAGGAATTTTTATGAAGTTCTCACAGGTCAGGTGGCGGATCAGGAGAGTGTAACCTCTGACAGAAAGACAATTCAGGAATAATGGTGAGGGATAATGGTGACTTAAAAGGAAAAATCAATTGGTTTGACATAGACTTGCTCATTAAGTTAGGATTTGTATCTTCTGATAAAGAACTTATTAATCCTGATGATGAGCAATTGAGAGAACTGATAAATCGCTGTAAGGTTCATCTTGAAAAGGAAGGGTTTGTGTTTTATCCTGATTACACAGGATACAGGATTGTTCTTGGAAAGACTGGTAAGATAAAGGAGTTTGGAATACAATTTAAGCATATAAAATGAAAATACCTATAAGGACTACTAAGAATAATTTTCATAGGAAGATGTTGGAAGTATTAAAGATATTTCCTCCCATATCCAATCTAAGACCTAAGGAATTGGATGTGTTAGGTGAAATTATGAAGCAGAATGAAGCTTACAGGACTCTTTCCAAGTCAAAGAGGAGGATGATAATTCTTTCTAAGGAAAATAAGAAGGAAATACAAAATAGGTTAAAAATATCACCTGCCTTTATGAATAACATTCTCACTACTTTGCGTAAATACAGATTGCTTACAAGGGAGAACGATCTTATACCTTTGTTGGATATCATACCTGACAATAAGTTTACTGTGGAAATAGAATTCAGAACAGATGCGTCAGAAGATAACTAAGGATATAATCAATACTGTAAAGATACGTTCTGATAAACCTTCGGATGTCATTGATGAAGTTATATTTTCAATGTGGGAGTTTGTAGCTCATACTATGGAAACTGCTGAAAGCAGTGCTATATATTTAAGGTATCTGGGAACTTTTTACAGTAATGAGGATATGCGTAATGGTGTAATAAAGAATAAGGGGACAAAAAAGAAGGATGATACTGGAGAATTTTAAGGAAGGAAATAATTTTTGGGAGTTTAATCCTCAATATAAGGTAATGTTTAAGGAGTTTTATGATTCTGACAAGAGTAAAAAAAAGGAAACTTCTTCAAAGATTATGTGGTCGATGATGTTATGTTATCATCCCAAGTCTGATTTTTATAATTTACCGAATAAGGAGGAGGTTATAGCCAAGAAGTTCATAAATGATCCTAAGTTTAAATGGGAGTCTTATGTTGAACTTAAGGAGATGATAGTTGATTCAGTGCTTACACAGGCTGAAAAGTCTTTGGATAACTGGAACAGGACTCTTAAGAAGAGGGATGAATTTATTCATGAACAGGAGTTTACCCTTGATCATTATGATGATAAGGGCAGGTTGGCTAAGGGTAGTGCTGATCAGTTGGATAAGATGCTTGCCAATACTAATAAGCTCTATCAGGAGTATTTTTCTATAGTAAAAGAGCTTGAGCAGGAAGAACTTGCGAGGAGTAAGGGTAATAAGATTAAGTCAATGAGTGATTTAGGAGATATATGATGAATAGGATAGTAGTAAAATTGATAATAAAGGAATCTCAAAGAAGAGAAGGTACTAATAACTATTGGTATTATACGAAGCAGGGTGTTATAGAGACACCTGTTAATATGGTGGAAATTCATGCTGTTAATATTAATGCTATAATAGAGCTTGGTTTAAAGGAGTATCAATTTGATGAGATAACAATAATATTTAATAATAGAGAGGAAGATGAAACTGCAAATTGATTTTGAGAATAAGAGGATTAAACTGCTTGATGAAGTACAGTTGGGGAATCTTGTAAAGATATTGCAAGGACTTTTCCCTGACAAGTGGGAAGAATTTAAACTTGAAGGTGTAGTGGAATATGTCAATTGGTATAATCCCGTAGTAATTAGAGAGATTCAACCTTGGATCACTCCTTGGATGGATTCCCCCATTCTGACATGTGATATATGTAATGTAGATATACAGGTTTAATGATAAATAATGAGCTGTTTAAACTGAAGGAGATACCGAATTATCATCCCATAGTTGATAAGTATGAAAGAACGGATTTCTGGAGGGAAGAGAAGCGTAAATGTATTGAAGGATATTGGGTAGGGGGGTATTGGATGCCCCCTGAACTTTATTACTATGTCAACTTTCATCATATTACTATGGAGGAAGGTATCTATAGGGGAATTCATCTTCCATGGCATAGGGATATAGAATGGGAGAAAGCAAGATTATATGCAGAAGCCACTGGTTTCTCAGGATTTGAAATGGATGAGAGATATTCCTGTAACAGGTTGTTATTGGAAGACCTTACAGATGATGAACTACTTATATTTTGCAGGGATTCTTCATCTAATATTAATTCCTTATACAGGGGAAACTTCTTTAAACCTGACGGTACAAGGAAGGAATATATTCCTACAAGGGATTATATTGGTAGAAATCACGGTATTTCATTAGGAAGACCTATTTATCTGAACCCTGCAAAGCATATAATGGAAATGGCTGCTCGTGGACTAGGTAAGGATCTGAAATACAATACTTTAGTGTATGGAGAAGAAAAATCTTTTCCAATTAAAGATGTTAAATTAGGAGATAAAATATATGGTGCTGATGGTAAATTAACTACAGTTGTTCAGAGAAGAGATTTTTATAATCAACTTCAATATAAATTAAAACTTAGTGATGGTAGATCACTTGAGTGTGGAGCTGGTCATTTATGGACAGTTCTTGAAAAAACACATGGAGGATATAAAAGAATAACCAAATCATTAGAAGAAATAAATAAAGATTATAAAATTGGCAAAAGAGGTGATGCTAGATATTATATTGAAATGAACGATCCTATACAATATCCAGAGAAACAATTACCAATAAATCCTTATTTCTTTGGACTATGGTTAGGAGATGGTAATTCGCATAATACTGGAATTACTACAATGGATAGTGAAATAAAGAATTTTATTTATAAATATGCTGAAGAATGGAACTTACAAGTCAGCGTATCAAATCGAACAAAAACAGCTCCTGTTTATACTATTTGTAAATCTGGTAATGGAGATCATCCTAATAATTTAAAACGAGAGCTTCATTCTTTAAATGTAATTGGAAACAAACATATTCCTGATATATATTTAAGAAGTTCTTTTGAACAAAGACTTGCTCTTTTACAAGGATTAATGGATTCTGATGGATATGCGAATCCAAACGCAGGTGCTGAGTTGACTACCAGTTATGATGGATTAAAAACTACAATACCATCTTTAATATACTCTTTAGGAATTCGTTGTAAAGTTACAGTTAAAAAAACTGCTCGAAAAGATTCTTTAAGAATTAGTTTGTTAACAACATTACCTATATTTAGATTAGGAAGAAAAGCAAAAATTGCAGAACGTATTCCTTCAAAATATGGAATATCAAATAGAAGCATGAGTGCTATAGTTAGTATAACTCCAACAGAAGTTGCTCATTCGGTGTGTATTGCTGTTGATAATGATAGCAAATTATTTATTGCTGGAGATGGTTGCATAGTTACTCATAATAGTTATTGGGCATCTGCTTGTATAGCTCATAACTTCTTATTCTCAGGAGCCAGAAATTACGATGAATATCTCAGGCTAAAAAAGATGGATAATCCTCTTAAGACTGAGACGGTAGTAGGTGCTGTAGATACCAAATATAGTTACAAGCTTGTTGATAAGGTGCTTACTGCTCTGACAAGATTGCCGGGATCATTTAATATGATGTTGGAGAGGGATAATGTTGTATTTCCTTCTCCATTGTCAGTAGCTACTGAAGGTTCAATGGCTGTAGGTAAGACTTTTAAAGCTATAGCTTCAGGTTCTATAATACAACATGTTACATTTGCAGATAATCCTCTGGCGGCAAATGGTGGTCGCCCAAATAAGATATTCATAGATGAGGTGGGTTTTCAGAAAAACATCCTTGAAACTTGGGAAGCTATAGAATCCACACAAGCCGCTGAAGTATTTAAAAGGCTTACTATTTATGCCATGGGTACAGGAGGTTTAACATCCGCAGGAGCAGTTACTTATACTCAGGAGATATTTACGAATCCCGATACTTATAATTGTATTGCCATAGATGATGTATGGGAGAATTCTGGAAAGATAGGATATTTTGTATCTGCTATTAAAGCTTCCAATAAGTATAAGGAGGGACCAAATTATATTACCAATGAGGATAAGGGTCTTATAGACATAGAGAAAGAAAGGGAGAAAGCTCGTAAATCCAAGAGTAAGACTAAGCTGTTAGGATTGATGATAAATAAACCCATCAAACCATCGGAGATATTTCTTAGGTTGGATGGTACTTTCTTTAGGGCGGAAGATTTGAAAAGAGTTCTTGGTGAACTTGAGACAAACAGAAAACTTCTGGACTTAAGCTGGAAAGTTGATTTAGAATTTATTAAGGAGGGGATAGTATATCCCATGCCTTCCAATAAAAGACCTATCAGGGATTTTCCCCTGAGAAGAGGAATGGATATGGAAGGATGTGTGGAACTCTTTGAAAAACCTAAGAAAGATAGTGGAGGACTTATTCCTTTCAGAAGATATATCATTGCTACAGACCCTGTTGATGATGATGAAAATACCAATATAAGACTTTCTCTTCAGTCTACATTTGTTCTGGACACATGGACAGATAGGATAGTTGCTGAATATACCTCTCGTACATATTTTGTAGATGACTATTATGAGAATGTTCGGAGACTCTGTATGTACTATAATACCCAATGTCTCTATGAAAATAATAAGAAAGGTATGTACAGCTATTTCAAAAATAAGGGTTCATTACATCTTCTGGCAGAAACTCCTGATATTATGAAACAGCAGAATGTAGTCAGGGCAGAAGGTATAAGTAATAAGGCAGTAGGTGTTAACATAGCTAATGAACAGGTTAAGTTATATGCTATACAGAGATATAAGAAGTGGTTGGAAACTCTTGCTAACACCAATAGTGAAGAAGATGAAGGTAAACAAAACTATCAGTTGATAAGATCGGTAGGATTATTGAAGGAAACTATCAATTATACTCTTGATGGAAACTATGACAGGGTTAGTGCCATGATGATACTTATGATATATCGTGATGAATTAGCTCTTCAGGTACAGGCGGTTAAAGCATCTGGAAACAATGCTGAGAATTCTATGACAGATAAGTTTTGGTCACGGGCTTACAAGAAATATGTTCATAAACCCAATGAAGTTTATAATAGAACTAGAAAGAACAGATATTTGAGTCTGAATTGATTTGAATTTCTTATATTTGCCAATTGCGAATTACTCATACAATGAAACAATATACTTATTTTCCCTCCCAGAAAGTTACCACTAAGGAAAAAACTCCTGAGTGGTTTAAAGATTGTGTGAATTCAGCGGAGAAGCTTATTCTTTTGCAGACGAATTCAGAAATGGACTTGCAGAGAAAGATGAAAGTATGGTATGACTTGTACAGGGATGTCATCAATGAGAATGAGATAATGGATGTTCTCAACCCTATGCAGTTTGATCCTGAAACATTTCCTGCCAATATTAAAAATTATCCTTTATGTTCTCCAAAGATAGACTTGATGCTGGGAGAAGAAATTAAAAGGAGATTTGACTGGTCTGTAATATCCCGTAATGAGGATGCACATAGCAACTACTCAAAAGCAATGATGGAGGAGCTTATGAATTTTGTAGTTCAGACTATCCAGAGTGAGAGTGTTGATGAGAAACAGGCTGAAGCAAAACTTCAGTCTATAATGAAATACTATCAGTATGAATACAAGGAACTTCACGAACTAGTAGCTACAAGGATATTGCAATACTTATGGAGGGAACAGGAGTTAAAAGAAAAGTTTTCAAAGGGATTTAAAGATGCTGTTATTGCCACAAGGGAAATATATCGTATTGATGTATATGGAGGAAAACCAGTAGTAATAAAGTGTGATCCCAGGAATGTGTTCTCTTTAAAGAGGGGTGATTCTTATAGGATAGAGGATTCTGATATCATCGTTGAGATAACATATGAACCTATAGGAAGGGTGATAGATGAGTTTCATGAAGAGTTAAAGCCTTCTGATATTGACGATCTTGAAGCAGGATATGCCAGAGCCAGAGGTTCTTCTGATCAGGGGGTTCTCAATCATGTAAGTGCAGACCCGGTTATCTTTTCTAACATAGGCATAGGTGGAAATATAAATGATATCAATGATGTGGGTGCTGTCATGCATACTTATGGTCTTCCCTATGATATTCAGGGGAATGTAAGGGTACTTAGAGTCAGATGGTTGTCTCGTAGAAAGTTAGGATCACTCACTTATTTTGATGAATTTGGTCAGGAACAGGTAAGATTGGTTCCTGAGAATTATAAACCTAACAAAGATTTAGGAGAACATGTCAGGTGGTTTTGGGTGAATGAAGCGTGTGAAGGTACTAAACTTGCCGATGATAAATTTGTCATGACGAGGATCAGACCAGTTCAGATGAGGCATTTTGATAATCCTTCAATGTGTTTTCTCGGATATGTAGGTACTGACTATGGTGAGTCTTTGATGGGAAGGATGGAACCTTATCAGTATATGTATGATATCTATATGACAAGACTTGAAGCTTTGCTTGCAAAGTATAAGGGACCGATATATGAGATTGACATAGCAAAGAAACCTGATGAATGGGATATTGAGCAATGGATGTACTATATGGAAGTTCTGGGGTATTCTGTCATAGACAGTTTCAATGAAGGTAAGAAAGGACAGTCTACAGGAAAGCTTGCAGGAACATTCAATACTACGGGTAAGGTTTTGGATGCCAACATAGGTAATATTATTCAGCAATATGTCGTAATGCTGAATTTTATTGAAGATCAAGTGTCAAGGATATCAGGAATTTCAGATCAGAGGGAAGGACAAATAAGTAATCGTGAGACTGTAGGAGGTATAGAACGATCTGTTACACAAAGCGCCCACATTACTGAGAAGTGGAATTTCATGCACGATCAGACTAAAAAAAGAGTTCTTCAGGCATTATTGGATACGGCAAAACAAGTATGGTCTACAAGTAAGTCCAAGAAGCTGAATTTTATATTGGATGATATGAGCAGGATTTTCCTTGAATTTAATGGGGAAGATTTTGCATCTTCAGAATATGATATCTTCAGTTCTAACTCTACTGAAGATCAGGAAATCAGAGATATGATGAAAGGTCTTGCACAAGCTGCTGTACAGGGAGGCGCATCCTTACTTCTGCCAGTGAAAATTCTTAAGTCAGATTCTATAGCGGATATGACTAAGAAATTAGAGGCTGATGAGAAGGAAAGAATGGAAAGACAAGATCAGATGGAAAAGGCAAAGATGGATTCCGCTGAAAGAATGAAAGCTCAGGAAATAGAAATCCTTGATAAGAAAATACAACTTGAAAGATATAAGGCAGACCTTGCATCATACACTTCTATAAAAGTTGCTACAATACAAAGTGAATCTTCACAAGAAGAGGTAGAACCTCCAGAGATGGAAGATAATAGTCTTGAAGTAGAGAAATTGAATTTACAGAGAAGTAAGCAATCTCTGGAACAGAAAAAAGCAAAGAGTCAGACAGAACTTCAAAATAAAGCTCTTGAGGAAACAATACGGCATAATAAAGCCACCGAAACAATAAGCAGGAATAAGCCAGTTTCAAGACCCAAGAAATAGTATATGATCAAAGTATCTGATGCAGAATACATAAATTATGATCATGTAGTAAAAGTATCTAAAGATAAGGGCAATCTGAGGATACTTTTTTCTACTGGTGAAAGTGAAATAATATATGATGAGAGCCAGGTGAATTTTGTTATGAAGCAAATACAGGAACTTCATCATAAAACAATACATAAAAATGGATAAGGAGATACAAGCGTTAGTAGAGAAATTTTTAGAGAAACCTTATTTCCTTGATATGGGAAAAGGTCTTCTATCAAGATTATTCAATGCTCCTATAGAGAGCATAAGAGAGGCGAAAGTCCTTGCCAGACAGAAGAGAAAATCTATACAGATATTCTCTGACTTACCTAAGATTCTTTTATTGGATATTGAGACAGCACCTATGGCGGCATGGGTTTGGGGCAGATGGAAACAGAACATTCATCTTGAACAGACTATGGCAGAATGGTTCATATTAACATGGTCTGCAAAATGGTTTTTATCTGCGGATATGCTTTCTGATAAACTCACTCCTTCTGAAGTAATAAATCAGGATGATAAAAGAATAATGCGACCTCTTTGGGATTTAATCAATGATGCTGATATAATCATAGGTCATAATTGTGATGCATTTGATGTTCCGAAGATAAATTCAAGATTTCTTCTTAATGGATTTCCACCTCCATCTCCTTACAGGACTATAGATACAAAGCTTATATCAGCAAAGCAATTTGGCTTTAGTTCAAACAAGTTGGATGCACTGGCGGAATATTTTGGTTTTGATAAGAAACTTCCTATCACTATGGAGTTATGGACTAGATGTATGAAAGGTGATTTGGAAGCACTTAAATATATGGAAGTATATAACCGTAAAGATGTACAGGTACTTGAAGAGGTATATATTAAACTCAGACCATGGATGAAAAGTCATCCTAATTCAGGAATGTATAGGGACGATGATGTTACAGTATGCTCTGCTTGCGGTAGTATTGATGTATCACTTATAGAGGATAGGTTTTATTATACACAGGTTGGTAAGTATCCCGTATACAGATGTGCAGATTGTGGGGCTATATCAAGAGGGAGAAAGACAACAATTGATAGAGAGAAGAACAAAAAGATGGTTACTTCTATACCTAGATAAGGTGCAAAGTTTATAGTAAATTTAATTAGAGCTTCTAAAATTTGGCAGTTATTGTATTAGGGTTTAAATTTGTATAGAATTTAGCAGTTAGTATTATGGAAAAAGAGTTTGACGAAAGTAATGATTCTCCTTTTGGGGATTTCGATCTGACAAGTCTTAGTGATTTGGCAGAGTTCGTAGATGAGGAAAACACTCAGCAGGTGAATACTCAGAACGAAGAGACTAATGAAGAGAGTTCTAACGATGATGAGCAGTTTCCTTTTCAATCAGATGATGAGGAGACAGATGAGCAGGAAACGGATGAGCAAGAAAGTAATAAAGAAAAACCTGGAGACCCTTCTTCTCAAGATAAGGACAAGTCTCAAAAGTTTCCTCTTACTCCATATGCTAAATTGTTAGTAGAAGAAGGTGTTCTCCAGGATTTTGATATTGAAAATTTTGATGGTACGGCAGATGGTTTGATAAATGCCTTTAGAGGTCAAGTAGCTAAACAGGTGGATGAGTATAAGAATACTCTTGATCCACGAATTAAATGGCTACAGGACAATATAGAGGAAGGAGTCCCACTGGAAGCTTTACTAAGATTAGATAAAGAAAAAATTCAGTTCTCATCACTTACTGATAAAGATATTGAAGAAAATGCTGATCTCCAGAAGAACATTGCAAGGGAGTACTTTAGAAGGACTACCAACGGATGGTCTGAAGCAAGGATTGAAAAAGAAATCAAGCGTCTTGATGACATGGGTGATTTGAAGGATGAATCAAAAGAGTTCTTTGAAGAATTGAAAACTTTCTCTGCGCAGGAAGAAGAATATCTTAAGCAACAGGCTAAAAGAGAAACTGAAGAAGCAGTAAAAAAACAAAAGGATATTCTTGATAACTTTAAGCGTAAACTTGAAGATACAAAAGAGATAATCCCCGGTACTGAAGTTTCTAAACAGGTGAAGGAGAGCATTTATAAAGTCCTTACTACTGCTGTAGCTTATGATGAGGTAGGCACTCCTTTGAATGCGATAGCTAAGGCAAGAGCTGAGAATCCTCTTGAATTTGAGATGAACCTTGCTTATATCTTTGAAATAACCAAAGGATTTAAAGACTGGTCTCAGCTTGTTTCTACAGGCAAGAAAAAAGCCATTAAGGAATTTGAGGAGGCTGCAGCAAGACTTGATGTTCAGAAATCAGGAGGTATGTATCGGGATGATACTGCAAGTACGAGAAAGACTAATGAGATTCTTGAAGGAATGAAACTCTTTGGTAAAAGATAAACGAACCTTTTTTTAATGTAAAATAATATGGCACTTTTAAAAGCGACATTACCTACTATTAAGTACGAAGGAAAAGACTGGTCAGGATTGACTACCAGTAATAACCTTGGGTACTTGTTTGGCGAACAGCCAATCCGTGTTTCTAATTTTATTGATACCCTTTATAAAGTATCCCTCGGTGATGACCTCATCGCAAGGATGAATGGGTATCCTGTTCTCTACCTTGATGATGACCGTGAGTATGAATGGATGCTGATGGGTGCTGATGGCAAGAATGTTCCTCTTGTATCTGCTACCGATTTGGCTGGAAATGCATTCACCGGAGCATCTACCGCAGGTAAATGGGGTGATAAGTTCTATATGACTTTTGGAGAAAAAATATTTTCCAAAACCCATGTCATTGTAGGCAATAAACCTGATTTGTATCACCTTTTGGTTACTGACGAACCCGCTCAGGTTGGGGCTAATTTCCGTTATGTAGTACAGTTAGTTACTGACAACGCTGAAACTTTCATTCCTCATACTGAATTGGCTGCAGGAACAAGGTGGTCTGTTGATTATTCCTTGTCTACTCAGACCCTCAGTAACACTGGTTCTGACATTAGCTTTACTTCTCCGTTCTTGATGACCAACCGTATCTCTATGATTCGTAAGAAACATACTGTTCCCGGTGATATGATCAATAAGGGTAAGAATGAGCCTGTTCAGTTCCTGTGGCAGTATGCTAACAAGAGTGGTCAGACTACGACTTTCAAAACTTGGTTGAATCGTCTGGATTGGGAATTTGATCGTCAGTTCCGTCTTGAGAAAGCTCGTCTGCTTATGTTTGGAAAATCCAATCGTAGGGCTGATGGTTCCTATGGCAACATTGGTGACAGTGGATATGAGATCAAAGCTGGTATGAGTTTGCGTGAGCAGATTTCTCCTTCCAATATTTTGTATTACACCCAGTTTAATATTGAAACCCTTGTGGATTTTGCCCTGAGTCTTTCTGTTGGAAAACTTCCCGAGGATGCTCGTAGGTTTGTAATCGGTACTGGTGAACATGGTCTTAAGATGGTTTCCCGTGCAATTGAACAGTACGCAGGTGCTGCCGCTATTAAGGGAACCAATGATAATGGTCTGCAATGGAATCGTATGAATACCATCAGTGGTGTCAATAAAGCATCCTTTACCCGTCCTCAGTTCAACATGTTGGCTGATATCAATGGACTGAGGTTTGAATTTATGCATATCCCTGAGTATGATGATCCTGTTCGTAACAAGCTGTATCATCCTGATGGAGGTTTGCTTGAGTCTTACCGACTGACTATTATGGACTTTGGTACTCAGAGTGGTAACCCGAACATTCAGCTTGTCCGTGTTAAGGGCAATGAGGAAGTGTTTGGTTATGAGCCTGGACTTCGTGATCCTTATAGTCCTTCTGGAAAGGCTAGGTCTCCGAAGATTATGGCTAGTGGTGTTGACGGTTATGTAATTCACCGTGCAGACTGGTGTGGTGTTAAAGTTCACAATCCCCTGCGTATGGGTGAGTGGATTCCTGACTACTACCAACTTTAAATAAAACTCAAAAGGGAAGGGGATGATACCTCTTCCCTTTAATTAACAATTTAGCGGAATATGGAGAAAGTAATGACAAGTAATGAAGAAGTTCTTTCTATATTGGAAGACAGAAAGATTAGAGTAGAACCTGTTGTAAGAGGCAGAGGATTTTTTAAACCGGGACATGACGGAGAGTTTATGTTCACAGGATGTTGGAAATATCTTGGTTTACCTATTAATCTCAGGACTAATACTTATGTAAGTCCTTTCAAATCAAATGAAGAACGCAAAATGTTTGAAAGAGAAATGGGTCTTGCAGAAGGTACTCTGATAACTTCTAATCGAAAATCAAAATTCTGGGGTGAGTATAAAATTATGCTTGGTAAAGAACCTTTGGATTTAGATTTGATGGAAGTGGATCATGCTCTTAAGTACAGGATTTTAATGGTTCATCCTAAGGTTGCAAAACAGAATGAGGATGCCCAGGGAAATCTTGAGTTTCAATACAGGTTGGTTGATGAGAGATATCAGGAAGAACAATATTCTAAATTATCTTTGCGTAAGTCAGAAGCCTATACGGAACTCAATAAACTCTCAAGGTCTAAGAAACAGATGATTGATACCTTAAGATTACTGAATATCAATATGTCGGAAGCAAGTTCAGAAAAAGCTTTAAAAGCAAGATTGGCTCAGATCATTGAAGAACCAGCTTCCAATCGTGGTGGAGGAGTTAAGACCATTGAAGATTTTATGAATGTGGTGAGTGATCCTCAAGCTTTGAACAAGTTGTTTGTATTGGATGCCATTGATTTTGGAGAAATTAAAATTCTGTCTGGTGATTATAGACTTGCAGAGACAAACCAGCTTATAGGAAAATCCCTTCAGGGAGCTGTAGATTGGTTTAGTGATCTTGGTAATCAGGAGACAAAACTGTTAATACAGGAAAGATTAAAGACTAAGTAACTGAATATCAGATGCTTGCAAACGAAATGAAATTTAATTTTATGTTGAAGTATGATGCTCTCTTTGAGTTTTCAGCTCCGGCATATGATGATAGGCAGATAAGTTATCTTCTTACAGCTGCTCAGAACAGGGTTTTTCTGGATAGGTATTATGCTCCTTCAGATAAATATAAGAAAGGTTTTGAATCTGATGAAAAGAGGCGCAAAGACCTTGAGCAACTTATTAAGACAGCAAGTATAGGAGAAGCCACAATAGCTAAAGTAACTGTTACTGATATTCATCCGAATGGACAGATGGTCACTTTACCTTTGAATTTTCTCTATCCTATAGAGGAGTCGGCTAAATTAACTGGAAGCACCACTTGGATTCCTGTAAAACCTGTAAGGCACGATGAATATGTTGCGAATATCAATAATCCTTATAAGAAACCTTATTCAAACCTTGTATGGAGAATGGATTACAGTCGTGGTACTGATCCTACAGGAACTACAGAACCTGCCACAATAGCTAAGAGAGTGGAGTTGATACATGATGGAACAGGCTTGGCTGACTATAGAGTAAGATATTTAAGGATGCCTCCTGAAATAGTGGTGGATGAATATACTCCTGCTAATCAAGTACATTGTGTTCTGGATGAAATACTACACGATACTATAGTTGATGAAGCGGTAAAAATTGCGAAAGCTGCTGTTAAACCGGAAGAATATCAAATATCCGCAGTTGAAAAAGATAGCGGTGATGATTAATAAATAAGTAAATAAATAAATGTTTAATTTTAAAAATCAATTGAAATGATTGCACAAAACAATGTGACTCATCTTTTTGTGGGTAAAGATGTTACCCCTACTACTGGAAGCCGTGATGCTCTTAGTACAGGACAGTTGGGGATATTCAAGAATGGTGCTACTTCTGGCAACAATGATGCTCTTACTGCTGGAGATAGGTTTATGGTTGCTTTCAAGGATGCTAATGGGCAGGTTCTCATGAGTCCTGAAATCAAGTATGATAACATCTATTCTAAGAACAAAACTGACTATGCCGCTGCTGCTCAGAAAGTTGCTTATGTGGGATACAATGGTACCAGCGGTTCTATTACCGTAGGTAATTCTGATATTTATATTCTAAGGGTTGTATTGCAAGACCCTACTCGTACTCTTGCGGAACATCCTTTGTATGAATATGCAGAATATACTTCTGATGCTGCTGCTACTCAGAGAGAAATTGCTGAAGGACTTATTGAAAATGCTGTTTATAACTTTACTTCTCTGAAACCCAGGAAAGTAACTGTTGTACAGCCTAGCCTTGTATGCAGTTCTCCTACTAATTCAGGTGATGACTTTGTAGGCAACTTTATTGTTGTCAATGGGAGTAAGTATGCTACAGCCGCTAATAGCGGACAGTATGCTACAAATACTAACATTGTCGTTGGGGATTATGTAAGGGTTGGTGCAACTGCCACTACTGCTGTTGCCCTTACTTCTAATGTTTATAAGATTGTAAGTATTAGTGGTACTACTACCAAAACTATTGAGTTTGATCGCCCTATCGTAGAAGCTTCCGGCACTTATTTCAGTGGCAACTACACTCAGGTTATTCCTACGGCTACTGTAGATAATGCAGCTTTTGGTATTAAACTGACCGGGGTAGCTTTGCCGTTTGAAGTCGGTAAAGTGAAATACGGAGTTCTTGATTTTGAAGTTGTCCTGAATGAAGCTTTTGATGCAACTGTTATTACTGAATCTGTTGCTCCTAGTAAGGGTTCTGGTACTTATCAGGAAATTGCTGAACTGGAAGCTTTCCTGAGTGGTAACAGGGGTGAAACTTATAGGGTTGCTTCATATCCTGTTAGCAAACTTCCGAATGCTACTGTTGGAGATACCTATAATATGATTGTCATTCATTATTATAATGATGACACTCAGGGTTTGGACAGGAATGTCAGGACTTATGGTACTTTGATGATTGCAACTGATGCTGATAGCAGCGGTACTCCCTATGCTACTTTGCAGACTGTATTTGGACTTTAATCTTTAAAGGATGAAAATATAAACCCACTTAGGTAATCCTGAGTGGGTTTATTTTTAAAAAGCTTATAGAGAAAATTGATTTTTTGTTTTTCTCTATAATTTAACTTATATTTGTGAATTATATTTAAATATAAAAGAAATGGCTAAAACATCAACTTCCAGAGGGAGGTTTTCCAATGCTGAAAATAAGTCTCAAAGTATAGAAGAATCTTTAGGTCTTACTGATAGCGGCTTATATGTTCCTGCATCAAATACTACAGTCATTAAGAATATGCCTACTATCAAGCAGGCTCTTGATGCTCTGGATGTATATGTTCAATCACTTGCTACTAAAAACTATGTTGATGAGTTAGACAATACAAACGATGAGGCTCATGAAACATTAAGTAACAAAATAGTACAGCAAGCTGTTGATATTGAAGATAACACAATAGATTGGTCTGTTGCCAATCATTTTATGCTTACTCTTTCTGGAGATACTGAACTTTTTGAGAGTAATCTTCCAGAGCATCCTGAAGTAAGGGAAATATCCATGAATATAGATGGTGACTTCGTACTTACCCTACCTTCCTATTGGAAAGCATTGAGTACAACTACTTACGATGGAAGTAAAACTAATCTTTTTAAAGTCTTTTGTGAAAATGACACTGCTGTTGCTAAAAAAGCAACTATCACTTTAGATGGTACAGCAGGTCATCTTGAAATCGACGCCGCAGGAGAACTTAGCAAGTATGTAACTTTTTCTGATAGTCTTGAAGTATCAGCACAGAATTTTGTAACCGATTATGCTGCTGATTATCTTGAGAAAAAAATTGTTCTTACCTCTAGCGGCTCTGTTATTACAATGGAGAGCCAATTAGAAGGATATGACTTTACAACTCCTGTAGCAGGTGAAGTTCTCGGTACTCTGGATGGTGTTTCAAACATTATACAGATTAATGTGGAAGCTATGAAACTAAAGGAATCTATTACCCTTTCAGGAGCGGATGGTAAAGTAACTATTGGTGCTGCAGGAGGACTTAGTTTTGATGTTGTATTTAATGATTCACTTACTCAAAGCGCTCTTGATTTTGCTACTGCGTATGCGTCAGATTATCTTGCAGAAGGAATAGTTCTTACTGCTGATGAAGAGTCTATTATAATGGAAGCACAGACTGCTGGTACAGGATTTACTGCTCCTACAACCACTTCTATAGCAGGTGATCTTGATGGTACTGTAACCAATGTACAGGCGAATGTTTCTGCTGTAGCTCAGGTGCATAGAATTATTGTTACAGGAACTAGTGGAATAGCTATAGTGGATGATGCTGGTGGACTTACTAAAAGTCTTACTTTTAACTCTACTCTCTCTCAGACTGTAACAGATTTTTATAATAATAATGCTGCGGACTATCTTGCAGAGAACATAGTTCTCACCAAAGAAAATGCCACGGCTCAGGTAGATATAGTTACTCTTACCGGTACAGGAGGTACTGCTAACATTACTGGTGCAGGAGGTCCTACAAAAGTAGTAACATATGCAACTTCTCTGACTCAAACAGCAAGTAATTTTGTATCCGATAATGCCGGTGATTATCTTACTCACTGGGGAATAGTAGTTACTTCTGATGATGAAAATATTATATTTACGGCTAATATTGCAGGTACAGCTTTTGAACATCCTACAATAACCAATGTTACTGATGATCTTGCAGGTACTGTTGACAATTCAGTGGCAAACGTAACTCCCAAGCTTATATTCACTGCTAATACGGCAGGAGTAGCATTTACTGCTCCTACCATTACCAATGATACTGGGGATATCACAGGAACTGTTGATAATCCTCAACCCAATGTCGTTGCAGTAGCACAATCTGATTCTCTTGAATTTACAGGAACTGATGGAAAAGCAACTGTAGCAACTACTGGTGGGTTGACTAAGGTTATATCTTTCACTACAAGTCTTGCTAATACTGCAAGTAGCTTTGTAAGTACTTATTCTGCAGATTATTTGGCTCAGGGGGTAGTTCTTTCTGTTGATGGGAATAGTGTTGTAATGACTGCAAATACGGCAGGAACTGCTTTTGACAGTCCTACTATCACAAATACCCCTTGGGATTTAGATGGACTTGTGGCTACTGTTCAACCTAATGTAGTTGCTGTAAAACAAAGTAATAATGTAACCCTCTCAGGTTCATTTGGGGCTGTTGATATTTCAGTAGCAGGCGGACTTACTAAAAGAGTCACTTATAATGTTGCTGATGAACTTAGTGGTACTGCAGGAGATTTTGTAACTCTTCATGCAGTAGCTTATGCTGCAGAAGGAATTGCAATAAGTAATCTTAATGAAGTAATAACTTTTGAAGCAATTACTGCTGGGGTAGCTTTTGATGCTCCTGTTGTTACACCTGTAGCAGGTGATTTAACAGGTTCAGCTGAAGTTACTGTAGCAAATGTTGCTCCTAAAGTATGGTATGAAATAAAACAACCTGTGGCTTATTCTTAATTGTATGGGTGGTAATAGACCTCCTTCGGGAGTACACAAAAGAGGTTACGATAGTTCATCGTATGTTAAGATAGTTGGCATAGAAAAGGATGTACTTGAATCCATGACCACTGATAACTCAAGTGATATAGAAAAACTTGTAGATACCAATGATCAGGGAAATGGTGTTATCAATAGAGTTGTGATACCGTTTGATGGATTCAAGTACATCACCACCCATGTCAGAATTTCAGCAAACAGTGCTAACGATACTGTTACGATGACCCTATGGGGAACTAATGATGAAAGAGCTGATAATCTTTCTGATACTTATTGGGTGGATATTACTGAAGATGAATGGTTGACATCATCCGTAGTTGTAAATAATTCCACTTATGAGCATATATTCATAATTGATCTTCCTTTGGTTATGGATTCATTAATGATTAAATTGGAATATGCTTATTCAGGAGGGATTGCAGCTGACAATTCTGTAGAGATATTCGTTAAAAAGTCAAGTTAATGGCGGATAATATTACAAGAACCAGCGATAGGTACACTACTTCTGATAGTGATTATAAGGTCAAATATGATGGATTAGACCCTGTAGGAGGATATCTTGGTGATAAGATAGTAGCAGGTGCTAATATTACTATAGAGGAAGGTGACGGAGTCAATGAGAATAAACTTGTAATTAGTGCATCAGGCGGTTCTGCTACTGATGAACTTGTGAAATATAATGCTGATGATATTACGGCAGGTTATCTTTCTGATAAGATTATAGCAGGCGATGGTATTTCAGTTGCTGAAGGTATTGGGGCTGATGAGAATAAACTTGTAATAACGAATAGTGCATTATCAAGTTATGTAGAAAGTGTAACAGCTACTCCTGACGAACAATGGCCGATCTCTTACCTAAAGTATAGTAAAGGAGGAGTTGACTACGATATTACTGAAATACCTAAACCTGATGGTCTCCTTTCAGGAGGAAGAGTTTCTTGGGTTGAGGGATTGATATTTGATATTACTGCTGCGATCTATTATATTTTAGGATCGCTTTATACTACTCTTAGTTCAAGAGTTACATTGTCAGCATCCGATCCTGTATTAAATAGAATTGATGCCATCATAGTAGATGTTAACGAGGTAGTATCTGTTATAGAAGGTATTCCTGCAGCAAATCCACAAAAACCATCTATAGACCCTGCAACACAAATAGAACTTACTTATGTTCTTATTCCTGCTGGCGCTACTGTTCCTGATTTAGATATAGGTGAAGAAATAGTATATGATGAAAATGTAGAGTGGACTGGTTCAGCTTCAGGAGTATTAGTTAATTTTGCATATCTTTTTCTTCCCTATCATGGACTTACTTGTATTGATGTAGGAACAATCGGTAATAACGATACCATATCTTTCACATCAGCATCACTTGTCGATAGAACAGACTTTGAAGACTTTATTTTTAATATAAGTCTTAAAGGTATAATGCCTAACCAGCATAGGCTTTTTATTAGATTTTATAATGGTACAACTCCTGTAAGTAATGAAGTTCAACCTGCTATTAATAAGAAGTTTGTCATAGGCTATCAAAATATGTCTATGAAGCTGTCATCGTTTACTTGGATGTCATCTTCCTTTGACACTATTGTTTTCAGATATAGTCGATCATCAGGTGATACTACTTATGTAGGATTTAGTTTAGACTATATAAAATTACAAACAAGTGTCACTACGGTATTACCCGTCAATACAGGTATTGAGCTTATAGGAGATGTTACAGGTGTTGGAACTACAGGCTCTCCTTTATTAACTTCATTAGCAATTTTAAATCCTTCCCCTGCTGGAACATATGGGGGAGCATCGGCAATTCCTGTAGTTACAGTAGATACAAAAGGAAGAGTGACAGCAGTTACTACAGAAAGTATAAGTACAGCAGATGAAAAGGTTAAATATGATGCTGAAGATGGTACTGCTGATTACTTATCTGCCAAGATAATAGCTGGTACTAATATTACAATAGAAGAAGGCACCGAAGCAGATGAAAATAAATTAAAGATTAGTTGCACTTTAATATCTGGACCAACTGGTGCTACTGGTGCAACAGGACCTACCGGACCTACGGGGTCGGCATCAACAGTCCCTGGTCCTACCGGTCCAACTGGAGCAACAGGAGCAACAGGTCCAGCAGGAGAGGGAGGCGCTGGAGCGTCCTCATATACCCTCGACTTTCAGGCTTCGGCGGTGGTGATGAACGACATCAACCTTGAAGGGGCCATTACCATCACCGATATCATAGGGCTAAACGTGGATACGCTGAAGCTCGACAACGTGGCGCAAGCCCTTGGCGCGGGATTGTCGATTGCCGTAGCCAACCAGCAGATCCTTGCATGGGAAATCACACGCACAGCCCCGGGATATGCAGCACTGGGAATTAAATTCACTAAATCGTAAAATACAATGAAATTAAAAATTGCAGAAACCATAGAGTGGGACGACGCCCTTCCGTTTGAAGAGCAGAGCTACCTTGCGCAGGCATGGTTTAACCAGAACGTGCAGAGTAAAATGAGCGTCTATGACGACCGGGGGGGAGCAAAACTCACCCGCGACAAATTCGGGCGCCCATCGGCGTGGGTGGTAGACCTTCCGGAGTGCACCGTGGAGGTGAAATGGAACTTTCAGAAAAAGGAGAGCGCCGACTGGACAAAAGGCAAGGATACGGTAACCCTTAAAATGAAGTAAATATGAACGCATACGTTTGGAGAACCGTCAATGCAGCGGCACGGTATGTTTGCTCATATAGCGGATCAGACATCACGGGAGATGGTTTATCGACAAATCCGTTTCGCTCGCTGACAAAAGCTCATACTGCAACACATATACTCACTGTTAATCTGACCGGTGCCAGCGGAGGTACGGGGTATACAGTGAATGACGTGCTGACCCTTGCCACCCCATCGGGGGGGATCGCAGCGACGGTGCGCGTTTCGACCGTAAATGCCGGGGTTGTTACAGCCGTGGTGCTTACCTACCGTGGAGTCGGATACAGCGTAGGAGTAAAAACAACCACCGGAGGAACAGGAGCGAATTGTACAATCAACGTTGCTACGGTATCAACAACAAACTGCGACATTATTTGCCGTGGGTTATTCAGTGATGATATTGTTACTGGTACGCATACGAATAAAATTGACGCTGATTATTATGGGGCAGCCGTGTGGGACGGACAAAATCTATACAATTTGTATGGTTTCCGCCATAATAACATGATCTTTTTAAATTCAGGATCAGTACCCGGATACGTGGGCGTTGGCGGTGCTTTTAATAGTAATTCTGTGGGCAATGCGAACGTTGTCTACGGGTTGGCCGGCTCACCTGCTTTTGTGGACAACTGTGTGCTCTATTGGGGCGTGGTAGGCGGGAGTTCGCAAAATTTCACGGTTTTCTCGCGCATCAAACCAAACGCCAGTTACCTCTGCTCGCTGGGATCGCTTGCAAACGCTGCAGGCTGGAGCCAGAATCTTACGGTTTACGGGATACCCAAAGCAAGCATGCGAAAGGCCATTACTACGACAACTGGGTTTTTTGGCCCGCTGCACCGATACTCGTTGTACTCAAACTGTGCCATTTACCTGGACCAGATGGGGACCTTTGACCGCTGCATGTTCGCGGGCGATGTGACATGGTGGGTTGGCGATACCCAGTTCACTCCAACTGGTGCCACTGATGCCGCCAAGCTGCAAAGCATCGTCACCCAGCTTGCGGGGATGGCGGGGACGGCAGGGCTTAACAAGATCGCACTCACCAACACCGGAGCTACAGAGAGCCGGTTTACCTCACAGGTCGCAGCCGATATTTTTAACAATCCGACGCTTCAGGATTTTACGCTTAAAAATGGCAGCGATGCCATTTTAGACCCAACGGACACGCTTTATGTAAATGGTGTTTTTACTTATTTCGGGGCGATGAAACCTGCGCTGAATGTTCCCATCATGGAAGATTCGTCTGGGGTACCAGGGACGTGGGACGAAAATACTGCAACGGGATGTTTGTCGGTTGCTGCAGGAAACATCATCCAGATTGACGAGGCAAGCCCTACAGCTTTGAGTCAGATTTATTCCAAAGTCATTGTCATTAACAATCGAACCATGATCCTTGACGGGATAAAAAGCCTGATGGTGCCAAAGCTTGAAAACAACTATTACCTTGAAGACAGGGTGATGGTCGATACGACGCCGATTTATGAGTTGACTTCGCTCGCAGTCGGCCGGTATAAAGTATGTGCATACCCGTTAACCTACGAGGGGAACATTTACTATGTAGGAGATACGGTTTATGTGTCGGGTACCGGAACATCATTTACCGACTTTGACGGAAATACCGCGTATTTGCTCGAAATTGACGATCCTAATTTTTATAACCCCGTGCATGTACGCCAGACACGGGCCATTTATGCGACGGTTGCTGTCGGGGGAGCATTGCAAAGCGGTGGAGTTTACCTGAATTACGGAAACGAGAGCATTACCTACAGGGGGAGGACCATTGTAACCGGAGAAAGCTTCATGGCCGAGAACTCAGTAGATTCTTTTTCGGGTACAGCCGGTTATCTGATCGGGATTGTTTTTGATGATACCCGTGTTCCTGCTGCAGAATGGATTCCAGCCCTTTCATTTGACGATTATTTCAATGGCATGAACGGGGCTTCGCAGGTATATGACGATGAAAGCCGCCCGGCGGGAAGCGGAAATCCAAAATCATACGCAGCACCGCTGCTTGGGACATTTGCGAAGCAGTTATTGAACTACAATTACATTCAGTTCAAAATAATGCTACGTGAGTATGATGTTGTTTAATTCATTCAGCGTTACCTTTCGTCCGGTCGCACTGGCTGACGCAGTTGTACAGACAACTTTGTTCAGTTCATTTTCGGCAACCTATAAGGATAACATCCCATCAGACGGCATTGCTGACACAACAATATTCAGATCATTTTCGGTAACGTCATTACTGATAAATCCGAGTATTCCGTTTTCGGTGGTGTGTTCGTACTTTTCATTGACCATCCCAGAACTGTCAGTCATTGAAGCCCAGAGGGACCCATTCGGGCTTATAACGCACAAGAAAAAGTAGTTTTGCTAATGAAGATATCTGTTTCAATGATAGTCCGCAATGAGCGCAGTTGTATTGCCAAAGCTCTTAACAGCGTTGCTGATGCAGATGAGATAATTGTCTGCGATACCGGAAGCACTGATGACACCGTTGAAATAGCGCAAAACTACGGGGCAAAGGTGTTCACTGACTACCTATGGAACGATAACTTCGCAGAGGCACGGAACCACTCCCTTGACAAATGCAAAGGCGACTGGGTTCTTATCATTGATGCTGACGAACATCTTGAGCCGGGAGGAATAAATAAGGTCAGAGAACTGCTCCAGAGCGGGATCAATGGTCATAACACGGTTTACTTTCAGACGATAGCGGAAGGAGGAAGCCAAAACCACAACTCCATAAGGATATTCAAGCGGAACTCCGGCATAAGGTGGAAGGGAGCTGCACACAACTATCTAACCGAAAGCAAAGGATACTTTTCAGATATTAAACTATTCTATGGATATTCCCCTACCCACAAGGCTGACCCAGACAGGACACTCCGCATTCTTCAGAAAGAGGTTGACAGCAATCCAAACCAGCCACGGGAGACCTATTATCTGGCCCGTGAATACTACTACCGTCAGAACTGGACTGAAGCCATCAGGTACTATCAGGACTACCTGAATATCGCTACATGGGGACCGGAGATAGCCGATGCTTGGCTGATGCTGGCAAGATGTCACCACTCAAATAATGACAGCTATAATGCCCGTGAGTGCGCCATGAAGGCAATCATCACGAATGCCAACTTTAAGGAGGCTATCCTGTTCATGGCTGAGTTAAGTGGTCCGAAGAATGCAAGGCGGTGGAGGGAGATAGCAGAGACGGCAACGAATGAGGATGTTCTTTTCATACGAAAATGTGACGGTGATAATTATCAACAAATATAACAGATATGTGCAAAATAATAGACAAACTTGAAAAACTATATGATGATTTGCTGGAAGCCCCATCATTTGAAGACCTCTACATTGATGATGATGGGGAATATACTTATTATAAAGTAAATGAAGGAGAATTTAAATCAAGAGCGTTGCTAAATATTCCTGACATATCCATTGCTAAATCTTTTATAACAAAAGGAAGTACTGTAGAACGGCATCAACATTGTAATAGTTATGAAATAATTATTGTTCTTCTAGGACACATGAATGTAACTCTCCCCAATCAAATTGTAAAATCACTTAAACAGTATGATCATATAATAATCGAAAAGCAAACACCTCACTCTGTAACTATATTAGAAGATACCTCATTTATTGCAATAACTGTTCCTAAAGATGAAGGATTTCCCAGATAATGAAACCCCTAGAAACTATAGTACTTGGAAAGAATTTGGATATTGGCTTATTCAGATTGTTAAAAAGAATGATAGTAGAACCGATGATCTTGAAGAAACTCAAGGTGATCATGAAATTCGTATTGTCAAGCTTGAAGAGATTGAGAAATCAAGACCTAAAGACCTTGAGAAGAGATTGGATAAGTTTGAAACCTCTATCAGAACTATATGGACTACAGTAATTATCATAGTGTCCTTTATAGTAGGTGCTGTAACATTAATCTTAAATATAATTGATACTTTGAAATTAGATAAATAATTTGTATCTTTGCAGGAGTATAAACTTAATAGCATAATGTAAGATGGAAAACAAATTTAATTTTGAACTGACTCTGGGAGAAATTCAGGTAATCCTGAAAGGACTCTCTAAATTGCCTTATGAACTGTCTGCAGGAATCATTGATGATATCCGCAATCAGTATTCTGAACAACTTAAAACTCAGGAAGAAAAGCTTAAACAAGAAAAACTTAAAAAAGCTGTAAAGCCTCCTGTTGAGGAAGTATCTAAAACCGATTAAATACAATGAGTGGATTAAGAATATATAGTCCTTTAATATCAGAATCGCTTTTTAACAAAGATTACTATACTGTTGCAGACAGTGATGATCTTGCTCAGGCAGTCAAGATACCCCTTAAATATCTTGGTAATGTTATGGCACAGGGGGGTACTGACCTTATAAATTGGTCAGATACCCTCCTTAGTATTCATACTAAGTTAAGACTGACTACAGATGGTGGTGACAACTGGATGGCTTTTACATTACCTACTGCAGAAGGAGTAAGGGATTTGCTAGGTTCTCTAACAGCAGATGATAGATTGGATGCTTCTCATATTAAAGGACTTGATACCACCATCTCCTCATCCGTATTTGATTATATATCTTTTAATACCACTCCTACTGTAGGTGATTGGAGTCCTGGTAAACTCTATTGGTCTCAAGGAAACAGCGCTTTAGTTGTAGATGGGAATATTGATAAATTTGCAATAAAGATAGGATTAGAAAATTATGTTGAGGTAACTAATAATTCAGGTAATACTATCTATAAAGGCAATGTTGTTTCCATACAGAATATGGGCAGCTTACATCCTACAATAGTTCTTGCTAATCCATCTGATCCTACTAAATGTCAGTTTATAGCTGTTGCTGCTACTGATATGGCAGATGCTACATCAGGATATGTGATAACTCAAGGAGAACTTGCAGGAACTTCTGGTGGAATGACTTTTGATACAAGTTCAGTTGCTGCAGGTGACACCTTGTATTGTTCTGCAACAGGTACTATAACTAATGTAAAACCATCTCCTCCTGATTATATCATCCGTATAGGAAAAGCATTGTATTCTCATGCTACTCTAGGAATAGCATTGATTCAGATAGAGCATATTGATCCTACAGATATTACTTTAGATCAATTGAATATAAACGATGATATAAATCTTTCAGATACTTCTTTTCAATATTGGGGTGATTCATTAACTAATGGTTCATGGAGAATGGGTCTTAGCGGTGATAATTTTATAATCGAAAGGAGAGAATCAGATGCCTGGGTTACTAAATCTACAATACAAGCATAATAATGAATACGCAGACTAATGGCTGGAAAAAGAATTATAGAACTTACTAATAAAGCGCATTGGGACCCGCTTTATGAAATGGTTGTTGACTTTACATCAGGAGGATTAGCTATACCTGAAGCATTAGCAATAACTCTTGCTATGGTAGGAAATACTTACTTTCAAGGGTCTGTAGACAATTCCAGCTTTCATGATGAAGTTGAAACAGAAGATACTTTTTTCAGATTTTCAACAGATGGAGGGATAGTTTGGAAAAAACTTACTGATATTGTCAATTGGGATGTTCAGGTTGATGGAGTTGAAGTAGCTACTATTACAGGAAATGAATATGTCAACTTTGTAGGTGGCACTGATGTTACTATTACTGCCGTTGATGATCCTTTAAATGGAGTTACACTTACCTTTGATTATAGTGGCACTCCTTCCACAGGAGTTGATAATTTCATTGATCTCACAGATACTGATCCTACCACCTATGTAGGATTTGCAGATCAGGTAGTTGTTGTCAATCCAGAGGAGACAGGTCTTACATTTAAAGAGATAACTCTCTTTGAAGAACCTCCTGATGATGGTAATACCTATGGAAGATATTATGATGGAGACAGCTATGAATGGACTACTATCAATGCTCTTGATATTATTGAAGGTCCTGGTATTGATGTGAGAGGTACTACTACAAAAGCAGTAACTCTTGATTTTCATACCCTTACTGAAGATACTGTAAGTGATAGGTCTGAAGAGTATATTATGTTAGGATATTATGATCTTAACACAACCCCTGATCCTGAAACAGGATTATATATTCATTATAAAGATACTCTTAAAACTTTTTCGGACTGGGACATATGGAATGCCAAATATCTTAGGGATTGGGAAATATCAGAAACCGATCCTGTAGAAGGTCAGGTATTAAAATTCATATCTAATAAGTGGACTCCTTCAGATTCAGCTACAGGAGATGGTGATTGTTTCTGGGCAAGAAATACAAGTTATGGTATGTTATATCCTGAGACAATCACAGATGAGGTTCTTGTGGGTAGTGGCACAAGGATTGGTGGTTATGGATTTCAGGTAGATACCAGTACTATATTCAGACTTACAGATGGAATAAGTCAAAGTAGACCTATTTATTTTGCCACAAATGCAGACACAACTAATCCTTTGTTTGTATTGACAGGGTTTAATAAGGATCTTACCTTATGGAGATATAGCAGCACCTATCTTGAAATGCTTAAATTTGACTATACCTATGACTATGTTAAACTAGGAGCATATACTGGTCTTAAATGGGGAGATACGAGTTATGCCATTCAAGGAATGAGCAGATATCATGATGGTCATTTTCAAGGTTATAATGCTACAAATACTTGGGTAAATCTTGATGAGGCAGGAACTACTACTGATATTGACATCATAGGTGGTGACGGTCTTACAGTAAGCATAGAGGGTGATACTTATACAGTTGATATGGGAACACCCACCACAGTAACTTCAACCAGCACCAATTTAACAAGTGATACTACACATACCCATGCTTTAGATACTGTTCTTTCAGGAACATATCCTTTGAATGGTCCAGGAACATATACTGAACCAGTAATTACTGTTGACAATAAAGGAAGAATAGTAGCCATAGAGGAGGGTGTTGGTGAAGGTGATTGTTTATGGACAGTAGATACTTATGGCATACACTATACAGGAACTTCCCCTAAATTAAATGTAGGCGTAGGTAGTAACAGTTTATCCAGTTCAAGATTATATGTTAAGAGCGGTTCTGACAATACTTGGGCATTGCAGATAGATGCCACTACAGGAGCTGCTGGAGGCTTATATGTCAGAGCAGGGGCTGTTGGCGGATGGATGGCTAGGTTCTTCAACAACACTACTTCGATAAATGGGATGAATCTTGCTGCAGATGGGAGATTGTATCTTCCTACCTATACAGGCACTACTATGGACCCTGTAGAAGGTGTTGATACTATAGTAAGATATTTAGGTGTTGATGCGTGGGGTAAAGTGTTTACTACTGAAATTACTGGTGGTGGTGGAGGTACTGTTCTCACTAAATGGTCAGTAACAGGAAGTGGTGCTTTAGGTAATGAGATAAGGCTTACTAATGATGAGGAAAATCCTGGCACTACTATGTATTATGGAACAGATGAGACAGGCACTAAGGGATGGCATGATTTAACTATTACAGGAGATAATTATGTTGACTCAGCAACTTGGGATGCAGATACTGATACTCTCACATTAGGAAGGACAGGCGATTTAGATGATATTACAGTTAATATCCCTATGGGAGGTGGTGGAGGATTCACTATTTTTGACAAACCTTTTGAATTCTGTGTAGTTGAAGGAACTACTGAAACTTTTACTATAGATATAGAAGCTACTTATACATATAGCATTAACTCTTTAGTTATAGAATGTGATGGTACGATAACTGATGTTACAATAAAGAAAGATGAAGTAACAGTAGGTACCATAGCGAGTGTAACCACAAAAACTACAGGTACTTTCACTACGGGAAATACTGTACTTATAGGACAGAGAGTATCTCTTACAGTAACTTCTGCTGCGGCTACTTATATAATGAGAGGAAAACTTAATATAACAAGAATAGCGGAAAGATAATGATTCTAACCAATTGTATAAGACCTGAAAAAGTAGATTGTGCCTGTAATCCTTATTTTGATGATTATGACAACAATCTTATTGGCAGACTAGATGTTGGCAATCTGGTAAGTGCTACCTGTACTTTTTCGGCTTATGTTATAGATTGGTATCTTGATGGGGAACTTGTATTGACTACAGGTAAAGGAACTGATCCTGATATAGATGAATATCATCCTTTTGTTAATGATGCAGCTTTAATTATAGAAGATGCAGGAATTTATGTTCCTGTTATCAGATATGTGATTATAGATGGTGATAAAATACTTAGTGAACCAAAACCTTGTCAGAAATGGTGTGAGGATTTATCTGGATTACCTTCCATAACTGTAAGAAGATTAGAATGTTCTGTCAGTTGTGGTGGTCCTACTCCGACTCTTGGATATGATTGTAAAGTGGTTTATGAATCCCTCTTAGGTGTTCAAACGGAAAGGGATAAGACACTAAAACTTTATCTTGGTGATAATACGGGATATGTGGCATTTATTTTTACAGGATATATAGTCAAGGATACTGTTTCAGTATATTACAATGATGAAACTGAATATTTAGAATCTTATGTTGTAGGTACTAATGTATATCCTGGGAATGATCCTACTCTTGATCCTATGGAAGTAGATGCTTCAAGTGTTAAATTTTTAGTAAATATTACTGATAGAACTTTTGTAGAAGGGGATTATTTAAGGATAGTAGTAACAGCAAGTACGACTACTGATACTAAATGGGGATTAGAATTTGCTTGTCTTGATAGAAATTCATTTGACATAGGATGTGCCAGTTGCTTTCCTATTGAATCAAGAGATGTTGATTTAGCAACATTTACTCCTACCATGACTCATAATGGAACAACCTGTACTTATACTTTAGAGTTCAAAATGGATGAACCTACAAGTGATTGTGTTGCTTCAGACTTATATAAGTATAGTGGTATGACAGCAACTTATGGAGGAGGACTTAGTAGTTATGAGCCGATAGATGGAACAGTTAAGATAAACTTAATAGATGCTCATTATTTTAGTTTTCAAGCTAAAACCACTAATAATTATGCTTGTACGCCATATAAAAGATATTCTTACATATATGATCCTGATGCTATAATAGAAGGCGATTCTAAAAAAAGAGTTACTTTTATATTCTATGATTCAAGAGATTTAGCAGCTTGGCAGAATAATTACAATTCGGCAATAGCCGATTGGAAAATGGCATGGTCCCCAGATAAAACTTCATGGCAGTATTATAAACTTTTTTATATGCAATGGAGACAAAACCCAATAGACTATAATGAAGACGGAAGTGAAAAAATCTATTGTGATGATACTTTTACTTGGGTTCCAATTATAAATTTCCATAGAAATACAGAGGTAGCATTTGAAACAGGAAAAGTTGATCTTATATTTACAGCTTCTGATCCTACTGTAGGATTTACCCATCCCGTATCTACATATGGAAGTGGTGACATATATGGTGCTTCAGTAGCTAAAAGAATTGCTGGTCAAACAATTGAAGGAGTTTTACAACCTCAGATAAGTACTATTACTTTATCAGGGACAAATGGTACTCTTTCAATATCAGGAGCAGGTGGATTAACCAAGACTGTTACTTTCACAACTGATATCTATACTACAGCACAAAATTTTGTTACGGCAAATGCAGCAGACTATTTAGCTCAAGGAATTATTCTTACTTGTACGACAAGTCTAGATTATGTTGCTACAATGACAATGGATTTATATACTGAATTAAGAAATGACTTTGATACCAATTTTGTTCATCCTGCTGATGAAATAAGTAGGTGTAATAATGTTTGGTCACTTATAAACAGTCATGTCACTTCAATAACAAATACTTTAAGTTATTCAAAATTTTCAGGTAATTCAAGTTGTAAGAATTGTGCAACAGTGAATGGTTATTATGTATATGAAATTGACACTGCACAGTTATCTGTAACTCCTTATTACTCCTATTATCTTCCTATGAAAGCATTATTAGGAGATGTATGTGCAACAATGCCCGGATGGTTTGAGTGTATTCCTCAGGAAGGAAGTCCTGACAACGCCTGTTTATATACAGGATGGAAACATAGATATACCTTTTTCATCTTGGATATGAAAGTAGAATTTACAAATCTTGAATATGAAACTGATCCTCCTGAGAAAACACCTGCTGAAATAATTCAACATAGGCTGGATAATTTCAGGATATCCTCAAGACTCAACAGAACTACAGGTGAATTAGAAGAGACTTATACTGTAATATATGAAACATCATCCTAATATATAAGATATGGCTTGTGGAAACTGCAATAAAAGAAAAGATCAGGCTCATATAGAAGAACTTGCTCAGAAAGTAGCTGATGGTACTGGTATTGAACAACAAGTATTTGTAGAAACTACTTGGGATGGAGACATCTATGATTTTGAACAACTAGGTCTTGAAAGAGATAAGGTTGTTAAAATAGTAAAACTTAGTCAGGGTAAATATTTTGGAATGTTTGAAAGATGAGTACCAAACAGTTTATAATACAAATGCTCTCAGCAGGGGATAATGTTTCCAGTAAAAGAGTTACAGGTGTGCTTTGTGTGTTAATATACATATTATTCATTGTATTGAATTTTTTTATATCTTTGTCAGAGACACAACTTAAACTGTTGGATGGATTGTTATGGGGAGGAGTTGTATTATTAGGGGTATCTTTGGTTGAAAAAGGTATCAACACTTTTAAGAAATGAGATTAAGTAAGAATTTTACACTTGAAGAACTCAGTAAGTCTAATACTGCTGAAAGATTGGGAATTAAAAATACTCCTAAGGGAAAATCCCTTGAGAATATTAAAATTCTTGTTGAAAAACTTCTTCAGCCATTGAGAGATGAACTTGGCTCTTCAATCTATATTAGTAGTGGATTTAGAAGTAAAATTCTCAACCTTGCTGTTGGAGGTGCTGAAAATTCTTTTCATTGTAAAGGGATGGCTGCTGATATAGATCAGGATGGTAGAAACCGTAAACTTACCAATAGAATGATCTTTGACTACATCAAAGATAATATGGAATTTACAGAACTCATCTGGGAATTCGGAGATAATGAGAATCCTTCTTGGGTTCATGTAGCCTATGATAAAAATAACTTAAGTAAAGAAGTATTATACTCTTATAAAACAAAAGATGGAAGAACAAAATACAAAAACAGAAAAACAAATTCCTGAAGTTCTGAAACAGAGTAGTAGGTATTGGATTCCTTTACTTGCAGAACTTATAATTGCTATCTATCGTAAAGCTAAAGAGCTTATAAAGAAGAAAAAAAAAGAGGAAACTCTTAATAACAAATAATTAAAATTGGAGGTTAAAAAAATGGATGACAAAAGAAAAGGTTTCCTGACACCTGATCAGGAAAAACAATTGGATGAACTTATTGTTCTCAAAGGACTTACTGAAGCGTTTGATGGTCCTGCCATTAAAATTGCAGACAATGTGGGATTACAGAAATTGAAAGAAAAAATTACTGCTGACAATCCTGACATTCTACCAATCATCTATCAGGTGGTAGATGAAATTATGGAGGCTCTTAAAACTGTTCCTCCTGTTGTTGAAGAAGATGTTTGATATTATATCAGACAAGATTAAAAAAGCTTCTAAGAGTGAGAGAGGAATTCATTTCTCTCTTACTCTTAGCAAGTATAGAATACAGAAATTCATTAAAACTATAAAGAAAATACTCAAGTAGATATGTTGCTTTCAGAGATTAGTTATATGATAATGGAACAGCTTCGTTCCTATAGATTGGTAGACGATGAGGAAATGGATATTCGTCTGATAAATGATTGGGTTAAAATGAAGAGAGCTGACATACTGAAGAATAAAGCTAATTCAGGATGCAAACTCAATCTCAACAATATGCAGACTATAGAAGTTACTGTTTCCAGAAATGCAACTAATTCTACTGCACAAAATGTATATCCGTTTACTACATTGACTGAACAGGATTATTTCTTTTATAAATCTACTACTAAGATACCTACTGTATTATGGACTTCTTCAGGTCCTCTCATATATGAGATAGCATCTTCTGATGGGATGAAATTACCTTATTCGTTCGGTTCTCATAGCAGATTAAGATTTGCAGGTAATGGAAGATTCAATACAAATCTTATTTTTGCTGCTATTGATACGGATAGATATCTCTATATGAGTGATAATACTTATCTTACAGCAGATTCAAAAGTTCTTTTAAAAGCTGTATTTGAAGACCCTACTGATATTCCTACATTTAATGTGGCAACAGATGAGTTTCCTTGTTCTCTGGATGTTATGGAAGCTATTAAGTTAAGTGTCTTTGATAAGGACTTTAGGGTTGCCCTTAATTCCAAAGAAGATATAAATGCAAATGATGCAGACGACCAAAACTAAAAAACAACCTTATGAGCATGATACTCCTATAACTCATACTCTAAGGGATAGTTGGGAATATTACAGAAACAAAATGATGAATAAGGATAAACCTTATTTGTCAGAAAAAGAATATCGTGCAATATGTTATGCTTTTCTAATTGAACTCTCTAAGAAAATTATCAAGGAGAGTTTTGAATATAAGATTCCTGCAAGTTTGGGCTACTTGAGGATAAGAAAAGGAAAGCTTAAATTTCAGATAAAAGATGGAAGGTTAAAACCTTCAAAAAAGATAATTGATTGGGGTAATACCAGAAAAGTGTGGTATAAAAAATATCCCGGTCTCACATTAACACAGATGAAAGAGATACCTGATAAGCCACTTGTTCTCTATACCAATGAACACACCAATGGTGAAGTGATGAGATGGTACTGGAATAAGGAGACTTGCAGGGTTAAAAATAAAACAGTATATCTGTTTAAACCTACAAAGACTAATAGGAAGAATCTTAAAAAATGGATAAATAATGAGTTCAGGGAAAATGATTATGCTTTCTGAGAATTCTAAATCAAATATAAACGACAATGGCTTTAAACGGTAATTTTGTATCATTTCAATCTATCATTGAGAGGGTATATAGGAATGCAGGATATCAGACTATAGACTGGATAGAGGCGATAGAACATATTGCCGATGTCATTGGGCTTATAGGAGCTAGGGAAGCGTATCAGACCATTACCACAAATAGTCTGAATGGAAATCCTGCCCCTCTTACCATAGTTGACTATAGGGCAAGTCTTCCTTCAGGATATGTATCTTTGGTTGCTGCCAGAAAGATTCAAGTTAATGATGATGGGACTATAAGCAGATTTTATCCTATGATCTATAACACGGATTTATTCTTCCAATCTCCTATAAAGAAAATACATGAAGATATCAGTCCCGGTACTTATGACACTACAGAATGGACAGGTGAGGACGGTGAATATACACCTACACCTATTATTGTTGAAGGGAGTGCTGTATCCACATCAAGGGAATATGTATATTCTTACAGAATCAACAATACTTTGATGGAAACTAATTTTGAAGATGGATTTGTTGAGTTGGTATATAATGGATTTGTCACTGATGACCATGGTTATCCTATGATTCCTGATGATATAAAATACATTAAAGCTGTTGAGTCATATCTTATTGAAAGAATAGATTATAAGAAATGGAGATGTGGCGATCTTCCAGATAAGGTTTACAGACATTCAGAACAAGAGAGAGACTGGTACATAGCAGCGGCAAGAAATAAAGCTGCCATGCCTTCAATAGATAGGATGGAATCATTGAAGAATCAATGGCTCAGGTCTATTCCAAGACATAATGAACATGCCACAGGATTTAGATATACTAATGTTCAGGAAAGAAGATATATCAGATGATAAAGAAATTTATAAATACTTTTCATAGCGGTATAGACAGGGATACTGTTGTAACCAAATATAGTGACAGCAATGTATTTGCCTGTGAGAATATGAGGGTTATCTCTAATCACGAACTCTCATCAGGTGCATTGTTAAGTATCAAAGGCAATCTTGCTAAAGGAGGTCTTTCAGGAACAGGGGTTTCTATATTAGGGCATTGTATAATAAGGGATTGGGCTATTATATTTGTCAAGACAGATAGTGGTGGAAGAATCTATAAATTCTGGGATTCAGGTGCTGATGGTCAGGATGATGATGATAAGTTTATATTGATGTATAGTAATCCTGATCTGATATTCAGCACTGATTATCCTATAAGAGCTATTGGAAGATATGAAAATGAATTAGTTCAGAAAGTTTACTTTACTGATACCGTATCATTCTTTTATCATCTGAATGTAGCAGGTGAAACTCAAATAGATGAAACTGAGGTTCCCATAGAAGCGTTGGATATAGTTTCTGATATTACTTTCTCAGATATAGAATGTGAGATAATAAGTGGTGGTAATTTGAAAGCAGGAAGAATACAATATTCTTATCAGCTTTACAATGCTTATGGTGCTGAGAGTATGTTCAGTCCATCAGGAACTATGATAAATCTTACAAGTTCTGATGATAATAATGTCGATACTATTAACTATAGTGGTAGTAAGGCAGGTGAATTTGTCAATAAGAGTGTAAAGGTCGTCATTGATATTTCAGACCCTGCTTTTGATACTTTCACAAGACTTAGGCTTGTTGCTATCTTTTATGAGGATGATGTTTCCATTCCTGATGTGAGGATAGTGGGAGAATATAATATTGATGATCTTGATGAGTTTAGTGCCACAGATACTGGACAGACCATAAATAAACTTACCCTTGAAGAGTTTAGATTTGTACAGAAAGATATAGTTCCTAAAACTCTTGAGACTAAAAACAATCATCTTTTCATAGGTAATATAACTGAAGATACTTTTTATATTTCAGATGAGGTATTTGATGCAAGAGCTTTCAGATTTAATGATTCAGCAACTCCTATAGCAGTTCTCAATGATGTATTTACAGGTCATATTGTAAGTAGTGCTGATATTGCAGGTACTCTTCCCGGACTTTTGGATGCTTGTTTTTGTCCTTATAATGACTTGGATAATAATAGATATGTAGGTACTGACTCTACTAAAGTTTTTAAATATAAGTCTGATGGGGTTACTCTTGGAGGTACTGGTATTCACATGGAATATGAATTTATCAGTAAGAATATAATTCTTGATAATCAGCCACAATCTGCAGAAGGAGATTATACAGTAAAGCAGTATGGAACATATAACTATCCTTATCAGATTACCAATGTAAGTGGAGAATATGATAATTATAGTCGTTATCTTACAGCAGGAGAGAATGTAGGATTTCAAAGAGATGAAACATATTCTTTTGCCATTGTTTTCTATGACAATAAGGGAAGGGCATCTTTTGCTAAATGGATAGGGGATATAAGATTTCCTAATCAGGATGAATATCCTTTTATCAGTTATGATTCAGCAAGAGAGATTACTTACGGGAGTGTTCTTGGAATAGTCTTTAAAATGACTGCTGCTGGTAAAGCTATCATAGATGGTCTTAGTAATGTAACTTCTTGGCAAATAGTAAGATGTGAAAGAAATGATTATAACAAGACGGTAAAAGCTGCTGGTATAAGTTCTTATCTGTTAGATGGAAGCAGGAATGGTGACAGTAGATTATATGCTTGTGCCACAATACCTACGGTTTATGACAATATCAATCGTAGGATAATGAATCGAAGGTGGACATTTGCAGTTCCTGATACAAGTGATGCTGTAGTAGCAGTTGAAAATGAAGCTACAAATATTAGATTAAATGAAGATTATGTAGAATTCAGTTCTCCTGAAATATCTTTCTATAAAAATCTTTCATTATCAGATAGTGATTATTTTGAAGTGGTAGGTGCTTTAAATACATTAAGTTATACAGCTATAGTAGATAAGAGAACTGCTGATAATGATAGAAATGATAACTTTATTATCAGCGACAAGTACAGGAATTTTGTAAAGTTTACTTCTACTACAGGAAAGTATCCTTCAACTATAGCGTCAGTAGCCACATCTAAGATATTGCGGCAGATGACAAATTCCTCTGAACCTGGATATGTTGTCAATTCATTTAAGATTTATAGCAAGAGAACATATAATATCAAGTCTAATGACCCCGATAAAAATTATGGGTTAAGAGGAACCCATCTTTTTGCTGAGACTCTTGATAGATTTGATGATTTGGACACCAATACTACTTTTGGAGGAGCTGGTGATATCAGAGTTATGTACACTTATTACCGACAGAATAAAGCCAGAGGTATTTATGGGGGTACTGATTATAGTGCAAGAACAGGAAGGTCTTATTATAAAGCTTCAGAAGTCATTGATAAAGCAAGAACTACAAGTACTGTAACCACCACATCTCTTGCTGAAGTCACAAATGTATTAGGGACGGGAACAGATGAGATATTAGATCAGACATTGGTGTCATTTACCAATACTCTTGATACAGGAGGGTATGTGGGGTGGGATATAGTTGTTGATCTCCCTGTAGTAACTATTGCGGATACTACATTTACAGTTGAATGGACTGCTTATAGAACAGATGTTCATATAGGAAACACTAATTTTTCAACTGTTGTAACAGTTCCTCTAGGTGGTGGAAGCAACAGTATTACTGTTACAGATATGTTAGAGGGGATATCTACTGAATCATGGACTATAACTGAAGCAAGAATAACTGCGTTTACACCGGATACCCAATATATAATTAGTGATCCCAATCTTGTTGGAACAACAACAACTGTTACTGAAACAGAATCTACGATTGATGGTATTGTAGTATATGGTGGTGACACTTATCTTGGATATATGATAGAATATCGTTCATTATGGGACGATGCTATGATTCAGGTAAATCATGATACCAGTAGAGGAAGAGAGATAGTAGTGATAGTAATGTATCCTGTAGAGAGTACAATCAATCTTAATTTGAGATTGGATGATATTCAAAGATTCATTCCCTGGACTGCAAATGTGGATGTTTTAGGTCCTTATGAAGATGATAATGAAGATGATAATGGTATGCCCAAATATCAGATACAGGAAAGGCTTGTAGATGGTATATCGTTATTTCCAAAAGGATATCCTCAGGAGTTGGGTGATTTATATAGGTATAACAGAGCTTATTCAGCTATGGATAAATCAAAGGTATTTATACCAGAACCTTTTGACTTTGTGGATACTAAAGTATATGATACAAGAATATATCATTCTCTTCCAAAAACTAACGGTGAATACATAGATAGCTGGCTTAAGTTTCTTGCTGCTAATTATATTGATGTGGAGAGTGAGTTTGGCGAACTTGAAAGACTCATCAACATCAATGGCAAAGTTATGTTTCTTCAAAATACAGGAGTTGGAGTACTCTCAGTAAATGACAGGTCTTTAGTTAAGGATAATAACATAGGAACTATAACGCTTGGTGTAGGAGGAGTTCTTAATAGATACGATTATGTTTCTTTCACTAGTGGAATAGATAGACATGATGCTGCGGTAGGTTCTGATGAAACGCTTTATTATGTAGATGCTGAGAGGAAGAGGATTTATATGATAGGGGAAGGTGATATTCCTATATCAGCAGTAAAAGGTGTAAACTCTTTGTTGAAGAAACTAGATTATACTAAAATTGTTACAGGTTATGATCCTGAGTTTGCAGAAGTATTCTTTACTATTGATGATACTACTCTTACTTATGGTGAATTTCAGAAGGCATTTTTAGGAACACAATCTTTTGCTCCTGAAGGGTATATTACAATAGGTAATAAATTCTATACTGTAAGTAATGAAGGTGAGGAAGTTCCTTTACTTGCTAATAGTTTAACCACTGTTAACTGGGATTTTCCTGATGCTGATTATATTTTAGTTTCAGATGGTACTACTGGAGGGACTATTTATAAGCATAATGTTGGTCCTTCAGGTGAGTTTTACGGTGGTATAAGTGGTGCAGAGGCGTTTGTAGAGTTAATTATTAATCCTGAGAATAAGCAAGTATGTTCTTTCAATACTCTTGATTTCAGGATGGAAGTAATAGATACCAATGATGAAGAGGTTTCGACTGATGATACCACTTATCCTTGGAAGCCAATCTTTGAGACTGTCAAACAGGTTGTATTCAGCAACAGTTATCAGACATCTACAGTAGATGTGGTGTATGGTCAAAACATAAAGAAGATAGGTAAGGTATGGAGAATGCAAGTTCCTTTATTTGCTGATACAAAAGTAGGTACAAGATCGACAAGGTATGTAGATACTTATTTAAGGGTGAAGATTATTTTTGATTCAAGCACAGCTAATCGTCTCAGGTTGCATGATATAACTACTTATTATGCTCCTGTAAAAGTATAGTTAATTATATTTTTTAATTATAGTTTATATAGAATTTTGATCTCGCTTTAATTATTTGGTGAAGTAAATAAAAGTTAATACTTTTGGGTATTGACTTTTTTATTATGCCTAAGTTATCATATCATATTCCTAATAGTGTAAAAGGTAACATTATTCCTCTTTCAAGAGAGGATTACCTTAGACAGCGATATCAAGACTATCTCAAATCACAAGCAGAAAAAGGAAGAAAGGCTGTTGTTGAAGTAAGGGAGAAGTTTCAAAAAGGAGGAACAATTCCTAAAGCACAGAAAGGAACAACATTACAAAGATCTT